ATGACCGTGCAAGAGTGGGCGGACCCGCAGGCGCAGGCTTTGCCCGTGGGGCCGGTCCGGCAGATCGTGAGCGTCACCGTGGTGGCGCGGGATGCGATGGAGACGGTGATCGAGCCGCAGCGCTATTGGCTGGTGCGCGATATGCAGGCGCCGCTGCTGAAGCCATCAGGGGCGATGCTGCCGTTCATTCCGCCGCAAGGGTCGGTGGAGGTCGTGTTCGAGGCGGGGCTTGGGGAAAGCTGGGGCGCTGTGCCCGCGGATTTGCAGCAGGCCGTGCTGATGCTGGCGGCGCATTACTATGAATACCGCCACGAGACCCGTCTTGGGGATGGCTGCATGCCCTTTGGGGTGAGCAGCCTGATCGAGCGCTACCGCCCGCTGCGGATCGGCTTGGGGGCACGCACATGAGCCGACTGTCGTTGAGCCGCCGCTTGGTGTTGGAGGCGCAGGTGCCTCAGCCTGATGGCGCGGGCGGAGAGAGCCGGAGCTGGGTGCGTGTGGGGGATCTCTGGGCGGATGTCACGGCGCGGCGGGGCCGGCGTTTGGGGCGTGGCGGCATTGCGGTGAGCCGCGGGGTCTATGTGGTGACGGTACGCGGTGCGCCAGTGGGCGATCCCGCGCGCCCCTTGCCGCAGCAGCGCTTTCGCGAGGGCACACGGGTTTATCAGATCCAGTCGGTGGCCGAGCAGGACGCACAAGGACGGTATCTGGCCTGCCTGACCCATGAGGAGGTGGCGGTATGAGCTATGGTATGGGGTTTGCCCTGCAACAGGCGGTCTTTGGCGTGTTGAGCACGGATCAGGAGATCACGGCGCTGGTGGGGGATGCGGTTTTTGATGCGGCTCCTGCGGGGGAGGTGCCGGCGCTTTATGTGCAGTTGGGGTCCGAAGCGGTGCGCGATGCCTCTGACAGGACGGGCGGCGGGGCGGAGCATCGGTTCACGGTTCTTGTCGTCACGCATCATGCGGGGTTCGCCCCCGCGAAACAGGTGGCCGCTGCGGTGAGTGATGCGTTGGTCGGTGGGCAGTTTGCCCTGAGCCGCGGGCGGCTGGTGAACTTGCGGTTCGAGCGGGCCGTCGCACGACAGGTCGGGGCGGATGCGCGCCGCCAGATAGAGATGCGGTTCAGGGCGCGGGTTCAGGACGGCTGAGCCGAAGTTTCAGGAAATTAACAGGAGAGTGGATATGGCTGTTCAAGCGGGCAAAGACCTTTTGGTCAAGGTGGACATGACGAGCGATGGTCAGTTCGAAACGATCGCGGGGCTACGTGCCACGCGGGTGAGCTTTAACGCGGAGCCGGTTGAGGTGACCTCGCTTGACAGTGAGGGGGGCTGGCGGGAGCTGCTGGCGGGCGCGGGCGTCCGATCTGCCGCAATCAGCGGGTCGGGGGTGTTTCGCGATGCGGGCACCGATGAACGCGCACGGCAGTTGTTTTTTGACGGGCTGACGCCGGATTTTCAGGTCGTGATCCCCAGCTTCGGTATTATCGAGGGGCCGTTCCAGGTGGCGGCTATTGAATATGGCGGGTCGCTGAATGGGGAGGCGACCTATGAGCTGAGCCTGCAATCCGCGGGGCAGCTGAGCTTTACCGCGGATACGGCAGACGCACCCGGGGGCGGGGTCTGAGCATGGTGAACCGGTGGCGAGGGGACGTGGCGCTGGTGGTGAATGGTCAGCGACGCGTGGCACGGCTGACTTTGGGGGCTGTAGCCGAGCTGGAGGACGCGCTGGAGGAGCCATCTCTGGTGGCTTTGGTCGAGCGGTTCGAGGGTCATCGGTTCAGCAGTCGGGATGTGCTGTTGCTGTTGGCCGCGGGGCTGCGTGCAGGGGGCGCCGAGGTAAGTGCCGAGACGCTCGCGCAGGCCGAGATCGAGGGTGGGCCGGTGGCCGCATCTCAGGCCGCCGCAGAGCTTTTGGCGCGTGCCTTTGTTGTGCCGGTATGAGCGTGCCGCCCAAGAGGACCACGACAGAGACCGCGCCGGGGATGGACTGGGCCGCGCTACTGCGGGCGGGGCTGAGGGGATTGTCGCTGACGCCCGATGCATTCTGGGCGCTCACGCCGGCAGAGCTGCAACTGATGCTGGGGAGCGAGGCGGGGCGGGCTCCGCTGTTGGGGGATGGATTGGCAGCCTTGATGGCGGCTTATCCCGATAGGCAGAGAGAGGAAGACTGATGGCACAGGATGATACATTCGAGGGGCTCGAGGATGGCGCAGAGCGGTTGAATGACACGCTTGGCGCGACGGCCACGCTGGTGGCTGGTTTCGATGCTGAACTGCGCCGTATGCGCAGCGCATTGGCCGCAACAGGGAAGGATGTCGCGACGTTGGAGAAGGGGCTGAGCCGTGGATTGCGCAGGGCCTTTGATGGTGTCGCGTTTGACGGGATGAAACTGTCGGATGCCCTGTCCACCGTGGCGCGGTCGATGGTGAACACGACCTACAACGCGGCGATGAAGCCGGTGTCCGATCACGTCGGCGGGCTGATCAGTCAGGGCGTGGGATCACTGGTGCAGGGAATACTTCCCTTTGCCGACGGGGCACCGTTTTCCCAAGGACGTGTAATGCCTTTTGCCCAAGGGGGGATTGTCAGCACCGCCACAGGCTTTGGCATGCGCGGGGGGATGGGGCTGATGGGCGAGGCCGGACCGGAGGCGATCATGCCCTTGGCACGGGGGCCGGACGGTAAGCTGGGTGTCAAAGGGGGCGCGAGCGGCGGGACGACCGTGGTCATGAACATCACCACCCCTGATGTGCAGGGATTCCAACGCAGTCAAAGCCAGATCGCCGCTCAGCTGAGCCGCGCGCTGAACACTGGCAACCGTAACCGCTAGGGGAGCAAGCCGATGAATTTTCACGATGTCAGATTTCCACCTAGCCTGAGCTTTGGATCCCTCGGGGGGCCGCAACGCCGTACCGATGTGGTGACGCTCGCCAACGGGTATGAGGAGCGCAACACCCCCTGGGCCCATTCACGCCGTGTGTATGATGCGGGGCTGGGGATGCGCTCTATCGACGATGTCCAAGCGCTCACGGGGTTCTTCGAGGCACGTATGGGGCAGATGTACGGGTTTCGCTGGAAGGATTGGGCGGATTTCAAATCCTGCGCCTCTTCGGTCGGGATCACGTTCGAGGATCAGAGCCTTGGCTTCGGGGATGGTGTGCGGACGGACTATCAACTGGTCAAGACCTATAGCTCGGGTGGACATAGCTACGTCAGGCCGATCACCAAACCGGTTGCCGGAACCGTGCGCGTGGGGATAGAGCAGGACGCCCTGCAAGAGGGGAGCGATTATGAGGTTGATCTGAGCACGGGCATCATCCGTTTCGCCCATGCGCCGGTCCCCGAAATGCAGGTGTCGGCGGGTTTCGAATTCGACGTGCCTGTCCGCTTTGACACGGATCGCATTCTGGTCAGCGTTGCCAGTTTTCAGGCGGGGCAGGTGCCGGATGTGCCTGTGATCGAGGTGCGGGTATGAGCGGGGCAGGCAAGGACGCATTGTTGGCGCATGCGCGCACGGGTCTGACGACGCTGTGCACGGCCTGGGCAATCCGGCGGCGGGACGGGGTGACGCTCGCGTTTACCGACCATGATCAGCCGCTCGGGTTCGACGGGTTGGCTTTTCGTGCGGATAGCGGGCTGAGTGCGCGGGCCTTGGCGCAGAGCACGGGGCTGTCGGTGGATAACACAGAGGCGCTGGGCGCGCTGAGCGATGACGCGATCCGCGAGGACGAGATCGAGCAGGGGCGCTTTGACGGGGCGGAAGTGTGCTGCTGGCGGGTGAACTGGGCCGATGTGACCGCCCGCTGCATGATCTTTCGCGGCACGATTGGCGAGATGCAGCGCGCGGGCGGTGCCTTTCGCGCAGAGCTGCGCGGGCTGACCCAGGCATTGAACCGGCCCTTGGGGCGGGTGTTTCAGAAGCCCTGCACCGCGGTGCTGGGGGATGCGGCCTGCGGGTTTGATCTGGCGACGGCGGGCTATGCCGTGACACTCGCCGCGCAGAAGCACGAAGACGGGCGGGTGTTCCGTTGGGAGGGGATCAACGGGTTTGACGACGCATGGTTCGCGCGGGGGCGGCTTGAGGTGCTGGACGGCCCTGCGGCGGGGCTTTGGGGTATGATCAAACACGACCGGGTGCTGGAGGGTCGGCGCGAGGTCGAGCTGTGGGAGCCGATCCGCGGTGCAATCACCGCCGGGCAACGGCTGAGACTGGTGGCAGGCTGCGACAAACGCCACACCACCTGTCGGCTGAAGTTCAACAACCTGCTGAACTTTCAGGGCTTTCCTGATGTGCCGAGCGCGGATTGGATGATGGCGGTGCCGAAATCCTCGGGCAGCAATACCGGCGGATCGTTAAGATGAGCGCGCGCGGGACCGCCGTGGTGGCTGCGGCGCGGGGGTGGATCGGTACGCCCTACGTGCATCAGGCGGCGCGCAAGGGGGCGGGCTGTGACTGCCTTGGCCTTTTGCGCGGTATCTGGCGCGAGGTGGTGGGGGAGGAGCCCGAGGCGATCCCTTCCTATTCAATGGACTGGTCGGAACCACAGGGGGACGAGCAGCTTTGGCGCGCTGCACTGCGTCACCTCTCGCCCAAGGTCCTGATCGATGAGGCCCCCGGTGACGTGCTGTTGTTCCGCATGCGCAGCGGGTCGGTGGCGAAACATCTGGGCGTGGCGGCAGAGGTCGGCGCGCAGGCTAGCTTTATCCACGGCTACAGCGGGCATGGGGTGACGGAAAGCCCGCTGAGCCTGCCGTGGCGCAGGCGCATTGTGGCGCGTTTTGAATTCCCGGCGGAGGCGATCTGATGGCGACGATACTTCTTTCAACCGCAGGTGCGGCGATTGGCGGCTCTGTCGGGGGCACATTGGCGGGCTTGTCGTCGGTCGCCATTGGGCGTGCCGTGGGGGCGACCCTTGGCCGTGTGATCGACCAGCGGCTGCTGGGGCAAGGGGCGCAGGCGGTCGAGACCGGCAAGGTCGATCGCTTTCGTCTGACCCAGGCGGGCGAGGGCGCGGCGATTGCGCAGGTCTATGGCCGGATGCGTGTCGGGGGACAGGTGATCTGGGCCTCGGACTTTGCCGAGACCACGACAGTGACGGGCGGCGGCGGTGGCAAGGGCGCGCCCTCGACCCCGCAGACGACGGAATACAGCTATAGCGTCAGCCTCGCCATTGCCCTGTGCGAAGGGGAGATCACCAGCATTGGCCGGATCTGGGCGGATGGGGAGGAAATCTCGGCCCACGCGCTGAATATGGCGGTCTATCGCGGGACGCGCGATCAACTGCCCGACCCGACGATTGCCGCGATCGAGGGGGCGGACGCGGTGCCGGCCTATCGTGGCACGGCCTATGTGGTGATGGAAAACCTCGGGCTGGGGCCCTTTGGCAACCGCGTGCCGCAGTTTTCCTTCGAGGTGCTGCGCGCAGAGGAACCGGATGCGCCTGCCGCCGACATCAGCGTGACCCATGGGGTTAAAGGTGTCGCGCTGATTCCTGGCACTGGGGAATATGCGTTAGCGACGACTCCGGTGCATTATACCGACGGACAGGGTGGCCGGTGGAGCGCGAACGTCTCTACCCCCGACGGGCGCAGTGATTTCACCGCCGCGCTTGAGGATGCCACGCAGGACCTGCCGCAGCTGGCTGCCGCGTCGCTGGTCGTCTCGTGGTTCGGCGATGATCTGCGTTGCGGAGAATGCCGCCTGCGCCCCAAGGTGGAAAGCGCCGAGGACGAAGGCGAAAACATGCCGTGGCAGGTGGCAGGTCTGACCCGAGGCACCGCCGGCGTGATCGCCCGCGAGGACGACCGTCCGGTCTATGGTGGCACCCCCGCAGATGCCGCGGTGATCGAGGCGATCCATGCCATTCAGGCGGCGGGTAAGGCGGTGATGTTCTACCCGTTCATCCTGATGGACCAGCTTGATGGGAATACCTTGCCCGATCCCTATAGCGATGCGGGTACCCAGCCCAAGCTGCCTTGGCGGGGCCGGATCACACTGGCGAAAGCGCCGGGTCAGGCGGGCAGCTCTGACGGGACGCTGAGCGCGTATAACGAGGTGGCGGCGTTCTTCGGCACGGTCACGGCGGCGGACTTTACCATTGCGGGCGGGCAGGTCATCTATACCGGCCCGCAGGAATGGTCGATGTCGCGGTTCATCCTGCATTATGCCGCCCTGTGCAAAGCCGCAGGCGGGGTAGAGGCCTTTTGTATCGGCACCGAGATGCGCGGGCTGACGCAGATCCGCGGGGCGGGGAACAGCTTTGTCGCGGTGCAGGCGTTTCGCGCGCTGGCCGCAGAAGCGCGGCTGCTTTTGGGCGCGGGCACCAAGATCAGCTATGCTGCGGATTGGTCCGAATATTTCGGCTATCACCCGCAGGATGGCAGCGGCGATGTGTTCTTTCACCTTGATCCGCTGTGGGCCGACGACACTATCGATTTCATCGGCATCGACAGTTATATGCCGCTGTCCGATTGGCGCGACGGTACAGATCATCTGGACGCGCAGCAAAGCGACAGCATTTATGCGCTCGACTATCTGGCGGGTAATGTTGCGGGGGGCGAAGGGTTTGACTGGTACTACCATTCGCCCGAGGCGCGCGCGGCGCAACGCCGTACGCCGATCACCGATGGCACCCATGGGGAGCCTTGGGTTTACCGTTACAAGGATCTGCGCGGCTGGTGGGAGAACCTGCACCACAATC